CTCGGAACACGTACACAACCGACGCTGGACAATAAGGAAAATCCAAACCTGCACGTAGGAATGTATGCACGAGAGGGTGCAAGCATGCTGAACTATTGGGAAATCTACAAGAACTACTATGCAAACAAACAAGAGGAGGAAGGTGTGGTATTGGGACTGAAAACAACGCACTATCAAAACGTCGTAAAAGTCCAATTAACCAGCAACGGCTCAGTATCGGCAGAAGCAATAGGCCTGAATGCCAGATGGAACAGGAGCACAAACGAAATTGCGGAAGATGGCAATGTCGTAGAACTTGTCGTAACAGTCCAGGGCTCAGAAGAAGCAGATCCGAAAAGAATCGGCCTAAGAGTCAGCGGTAATACAGGTAAAATTACGAAATTAGAAGAAATAGGTACAATCAGAAAAACGAGCTCAAGAGACGTAGTAATTGTAACAGTCAAGGAGGGAGGAACTGTAATAACGGATTTAAACCAGGTCGCAGGATCCACCGGAGAATCGAGCATGGAACAAGCGTTCAATCTCATCAGATTCCCTCTGGAAAACATTGATGAAATGCGGATGGCAATCCTCGAAGCAGATAAAACGGTACCATTCGTAATCAACAGCGCGACATACAAAATGGTCGAAGATATCTCAAATAACGCATGGAACAGAAACGAGCCGTATAATAGCTCAGCAGGACTCTCGAGAGTAGTCGAAAACGGAGTATCCGTTATCGTACCGAACTACTGCTACGATCAAGCAGGACTTGGAATTCGAACTTACCTGAGCGACCGATTCAACAACTGGCTGAACTCAGAATGGATTGACGGGGAAAACGGCATAGCCGGAATCACGGATATCGATGTATCGAACGGTAAACTAAGCATGGATGCACTAAACATCATGCAGAAGCTATACCGAATGTACAACCGAGTAGCTGCAAGTGATGGAACTTACGATAGTTGGCTAGAAGCGACAACGGGTGAAAGCGTACAAAAACGATGCGAAAGCCCGATCTTCTGCGGAGGGAAAAGCGATGAAATCATTTTCGAAGAAATCACATCATCGACAAACGTAGAAACCGCTACAGGGAATAGTCCTTTGGGCACTCTCGCAGGACGCGGAGCAATGGCCGGAAAACAGAGAGGGTACGTACGAATCAAACTCGACGAACCGAGCATTATCATGGTAATCGGATCAATCGTACCGCGCGTGGACTACGGACAAGGAAACGAATGGTATACACGGCTGGAAAATATCGACCAGATCCACAAACCGGATCTCGACGGAATTGCATTCCAGGAACTGTTGACAGACGAATTCGCAGGAGCAGATACAACACTGAAACTGAAAGCAGGAACACATATAGGTGAATTGGAGTATCACAGCGTAGGCAAACAAGTATCATGGCAACAATACATGACGGACACGAATCACACATACGGAGGATTCGCACCTGGACGTGAATTGGACTACATGGCACTGAACAGGGTGTACCACTACGACGAGAAGAACCGAATAACAGACGCAACAACCTATATCGATCCAACGATCTTCAATCACGTATTCGCAGATGAAACGCTAAACGCAAAGAACTTCTGGGTACAGATAGCAATGGACACAAAAGCAAGACGACTTATGTCGGCAAAACAAATTCCTAATCTCTAAAAACATGAGCATAGTAGTAATAGTAGCAAACATTGTAAGTTTGGTAGTAATGACGGCAACAGCAGCCGTAATTATTCAGAATGTACTCGAAAATCGACGATCTAACAACAAGTGGTAATATGTTACGACCTAATAACAGAAAATACAGAGAAACGACGCTAACGGGCGTAAAAACGTATGTCGGAGAAACACTCGAAGCACAAATCGAAAGGATGACTGAAAACAAAGAGCCTATCCCGCAAGACATGCGAATGATCTATACGGAACGAAAAAACGGCGTAATGCCGCAATACGACATCCGAACAGATAGATACGAACTCGGGGTAGAAGCTATGGAAAAAATGGCGGCTGCCAATAAATACGTCACAACTAACTGGAGCTCGAACGCATTCGACGACGACGAAAATTCCGATCAAGAAGAAAAGAAGGAAGAATCCAAGGACTCGGCGAACGAAGCCAGCGAACAAGCCTAACGGCGTCGTGATTTATCCCACGGGAGCGGAGAAATCCGCTCTCGTTTCTACAGGTCTCCAAGGAAAGGTAACGCCCTGTAAATCAACGAGGGGAAAAATACACTTAATATAACAAGAATAGGTATAAAATTTTTTTCAAAAAAAATAAGTAAAAATGGCAGACGAGAAGAAGACGAGTACAATATCAGGATTACTCGGAAAAGCAGGGGACGCATTCGCAGGAGGAATCGGTGGTAGCATAGGGTCCGGCATAGGAGGCTTAATAAGCGGATTATTCGGACCAAGTTATGAAACGCAAGCAAGACGCCAACGCGAACAATACGACGCAATGAGTGGAATAGCGTACAAATGGAATGAAATGTCAGCAGGCAATGCCGCAAAAAGACAACAAAAATTCTATGATTACACGCTAAAACAAGAATCTCCGGCAATGCAGGCGCAACGCCTTAAAGAAGCAGGCCTAAGCAAAGGATTAATGTACTCCAACGCCGCAGGAAGCGTAGCCACAGCAGGAAGCGGAGCAGGAGCGGTACAAGGCGGCGGCGGCGGCAATCCTACTGTAGATACACCAGCAGCACAAACAAGTGCCTTAGCAGCAGAAAAACAAGCAAACCTTGCAGCCATGAATATGCTATCAGACATTAAACTTAAAAACGCTCAAGCAGATAATATCGACAAGGATACAGAAAAAATCGGTAAAGAAACCGAAAGCATCGGTAAAGACATCGAGATCAAGAGCTTCGAAGCGCAGATTAAACAAACAGAAGCATACATCGCGAAAGAAACGAAATTTATAGAAATCGGACTTAAACGACAAAATCTCAATACCGAAGTCTTGAAAAATGCCTGGGAGGCTATGACTAAATACGGAGTAGACCATTACAGCGAAGACCAGCAACTCGCCGTACTCGGCAAAAACAAAAATTCGCTCGAATATAAAGAACTCCAGAAGTCTGTCGATAAGATCATTGAAGAAATTGCATATACGAAAAAACAAGAAGATATGATCGAATTTAATCAATATATGCAAGATCAAAATTTGCAACTCAACATACTTCAACTCGCCGCTCAAATCCAGAGAAACGAAATCGAAGAAGCCCGCGTCGGAGTTGAGAGATTCCTTGCAGACTATCAAACCGGTGAAAAATGGAATTGGAAGACCATCGCGGACATCGCGACAGGCTTAGGTAAACTATCAGCATCCATTGTCATGAAAGGAAGAATCAAATAAAAGGAGGCAGGGTCCAGCGGTGCAGCCGCTCCGCCTTAAACAGGCGGCCCTGCCATAATAGAATCGAGCAAACTCGAGCCCTAGCCGACAAGTGAAAAGAACGGCAACGGGCAGGACAAAAACACCGAACTCTTACAAAAAAGAAAATACGGACAAAGGTAAAATAATAAACAAACAAGCAACAAAAAAAAATCAACAATCAGCCTAAGTTATCAACAATCATTAATAACAGCCCTTTTGGGGGGAGGGCGTTATTAACAATCATTGATAACTTGGGCTATATGCTTCAAAATATGTGCTACTATCCTAAGATTATTAAAAACCCAAAATACAGGCCGAATAAGAAAAACAAAGGGAGGGTACCATATTGCAAAGACAAACGGATGCTGTACATAACGGTTCCATGTGGCGTCTGCAAGGAATGCGTCAAGCGAAAACAGTCCGAATGGATCGCAAGAATATCGTACGAATTAAAATCACCGAAACGCAAAGATGAAAAACCATACTTCGTGACAATGACATTCGACGACGAACATATTGCCGAAATAGGAGCAGACAAAGCCGAAAATGTCACTACGGATCAATTCAAGGAAGTCATAAAAGCATGGCAAAAACGATATTATAAATTATGCAAAAGAACTCCGAGGCATTGGATTGTAAACGAATGGGGAGAAGACTGCTCACATCGAATACACGCACATGGCATAATATGGACAAACGTCGATGAAGATACGCTAAAAAAAACCTGGAAATACGGATTCTTAGACATAGGAAAAAAAGGAGCCAACGAGGCAAGCGCAGCGTACGCCGTAAAATACATTACCAAAAACTGGGGCGATGAAAGAAAGAAAAGCAAAATATTCGCATCGAAAGGATTAGGCGCAAACTACATTAAGCTCGAGAGCCAAAGACACACATACGAGGGAGAACGAACCATCAAATACATCCGAGACCAAAAAGGAACCAAAAGATCAATGCCTCAATACTTAAGATTGAAACTATGGACCGACGAACAAAGGCTAGAAATGTTCGGCAGCGCCTTAGATAAACATACCATATACTTAGACGGAGAAAAATACGACATGACAAACAGGAAATCAATGATGGAATATACAGAAGCACGTAAATACTTAAGGGCTAAGGCTTTAAAAAACGGGTTCAGAAAACCACAGAAAAAAACAGGGAAATATTTTGATATATCAAAAACAAACGCGATATTTGCAATGTTAAACCAATAAATCAATAAAACCATGAAAAGAATCGCAAGACAAACGACCATCCTCATCGATGGCACGGGAATGAAAATCGAAACCCATTTCGGCAGGCCTTACAAAGGAGGTGTAGCATGGTCGAATAAAGCGCTCGATGCTTACAGAAAAGTTAGCGAAGGAACCGGGTGGGCGATAGACGAATATTTCAATGAAGACGGAACTTATCATCAATTCAAACATGGCTACAAAGACGGCGTAGAAAAAGAAGATATCCTCATTTGAATAAAAAAAAGCACCATGAAATACGTAATCATATGCAAGACAATCGAGAACGGGAAGGGTACGACACACAAAACAGAAGTGAAAACAGACTTTTACCTACCAATGGAAATACTGAACAGATTGAAGGTGGAGCTGCTGGAGAGGTGCTTGAAGCGAGGTATTGTCGTCCAACACTATATAATGGCAGCAGACGAGTTAAGTGGAAAGAGGGGGTATATGTCGTTAATGGAACAGGATGTTGCTATGAAAAATATCAAATGAATAACCTAAAAAGCAAAGGATACACATGGGAAATTGAATCAAAAAGGTACGATAGGAAAGAAATCAATCCCTATCTCGTAGAGATGACGACCGTCTACTACATCAAAAATCTTGTCAAACAACCAACATTATTCTAACATGAAAAACTACAATTTAGCGGAACTCTGTAACGAGATCCTCGAAGACATTAAAGTGTCAAAAGAACAAAACGAAGACTGCGTTGACTGTACCGACATCCAAAACATCGGAGAAACGGACATCCTCGTACAGAAAGACAAAAAAACGGAGAAATTCCGAATCTGTATCGGGAACATAGCACTCGCGAAAGAAGAATTCGATAGTATTGAAAAGGCAGTCGAATTCATCGAGAAAAATGAGGGATACATCTGGTCACAACGATCGATGGCATACGCATTCAATAACAAATCTAAAAATCTGAAATAATGGCAAAAAGAGTACCTTTCGGCGGAGAACGATTAGGCTCCGGCGACAAACTGAGCATCGATCTGAAAACATTCAATCGATCGACACACAATCTATCTTCAATCTCACGATTGGACCAGGCAGTCGGAACACTTGTTCCGTATAAAGTGATCTTCGGGAAAAAGGGAGATAAATTCGTAATCCCGATTCGAACACAAATGCGAACTTTGCCGACGAACGGACCTATCTTCGGGTCATTCAAATGGCAAACAGACGTATTCGTAACGCCTTTACGATTGTACAACAAATTGCTGCACAATAATTACACGAACATCGGCATGAAAATGTCGAAAGTGTATATACCGCAAATCGAACTACAGCAAGACGATGGCACATATTCGAAATCGATCTCATTCGACAAGAAAGCAGATTGGCAGGAAAAAGATGGCTTCCAAATCAATGACAGTAGCTTGCTGGCTATGCTCGGAACACGTACACAACCGACGCTGGACAATAAGGAAAATCCAAACCTGCACGTAGGAATGTATACACGAGAGGGAGCAAGTATGCTGAACTACTGGGAAATCTACAAAAACTACTACGCGAACAAGCAAGAAGAAGAAGGCGTGGTATTAGGAACGTATAACTACGAACCTCCTGTAATTATAAGCGGAGCGATCATGGACCAAGCAGGGCGTGAACTAACGTCTTTCAATCAAGCAGATTACAATTGGAGTGATCCACTTCAATTCAACACGGCAAACACTCGCTACAAATTAAGCCTAACTAGTTCGAGCGACATGACTATCGAGCAATTCAATGAAATCATGATCCGAATATCGTTAGAAGGTAGCTCCAAAGCAATGAAAGTTTCTGAAATAACAGAACAAGCCTACCTTACTGACAGCAAAACGGGTATCGCTATTTTCAAAAGAAACATAGGACGCTTAGAGGCAACAGGCGGATGGCCGGCATGGGAAAAAGGAGACCAAAAACCCGCAATAAACAAAATGGAATTGCGACGTTTTCCTTTACAGAACATCGATGAAATGCGAATGGCAATCCTCGAAGCAGATAAAACGGTACCATTCGTAATCAACAGCGCGACATACAAAATGGTCGA